TGTACGGTTGGAAGAAAAACGGCAAGCACCAGTGGTACACCGGCAGGAAGGAAACCACCATCTGGGAATTTGATAAGCCCAAGAAGAACGGTGACCATCCGACCATGAAGCCGATCCCGCTCCTGGCTTATCCCATTATGAATTCTTCCATGAGCAACAGCGTGGTGCTTGACCCCTTTGGTGGTTCCGGTTCTACGCTCATTGCCTGTGAGCAGACCGATCGCATCTGCTACACCGTGGAGCTGGACGAAAAGTTCTGCGATGTAATTGTGAAGCGGTACATCGAGCAGTTCGGCGGCTCGGACGGTGTTACTGTGCAGCGTGATGGTCTGACTTACAAGTACGGTGAGGTATGCAATGAAGATAGCAGTGATTGATGCAGACCTCATTGGTCGCAAACGGCATCGTTTTCCCAACCTGGCCTGCATGAAAATATCAGCACACCACAAGGCAATCGGTGATGCAGTGGAACTCAAAACGGATTATGACAGCCTCTCTGATTATGATGCCGTTTACATTTCCAAGGTGTTCACCGATACGCCAGTGCCGGATGCGGCCTTAAAACTGGATAATGTCAGCTACGGAGGCACGGGCTTTTATTACGATAAGGCTCCGTGCCTTTCTGATGTCATCGAACACCAGATGCCAGATTATCATCTGTACGAAGCCTGGGTGCAGGAGCAGTTGGATCACGGCGGCAGACGCAGTGAATATGCATACTACACCGATTACTCCATTGGGTTTCTCACCCGTGGGTGCTTTCGCAAGTGTCCCTTCTGCGTCAATCAGAACTATGACCGTGTTTTTTCCCACAGTCCTCTTTCGGAGTTCCTGGATAAGGCACGTCCAAAGATATGTCTGCTTGATGATAACTTCTTCGGTTCGTCCATTTGGAAGGATCTGCTGCTTGAACTACAACAGACAGGCAAGCCATTCCAGTTCAAGCAGGGTTTGGACGAGAGGCTGCTGACTGATGAAAAGTGCGCTCTGCTGTTTTCCAGCAAATATGACGGTGATTACATTTTCGCTTTCGACAATGTGGCGGATGCCGACATCATAGAGAAGAAAATCACCCTGGCTCGGAAATACACCAATGCCGTTCTGAAATTCTACTGCTTCTGCGGTTTTGACCGAAACGGCAAGTGGGATGCAGATTTCTGGCGACAGGACATCTTCGATTTGATGCTGCGCATCCGGCTTTTGATGCAGCATCGTTGCCTGCCGTATGTGATGCGGTATGCCCGGTATACAGAAAGTCCTTACCGAGGTATGTATGTATCAGTGGCCCGGTGGTGCAATCAGCCCAGATTCTTCAAAAAGAAGAGTCTGCGCGAGTTCGCTTATGCCAACGGTATTGATAGCGCCTGCTATAAATATATTTGGGACTTCGAACATCTACACCCACAGTTCGTACCATACCTCGATATGAAGTACAAATAGCTACAATCTTTTTAAGTTCTATTCGGTACATATATTGATTAAATATGACTTGCTATTTCATGATTGTAGAGCGAATATGTGACTACCAAATTTAAAGGAGGTCACACAATATGATTATCAACTACAACGTCAGCGGTTCCGACCGCAAGCAACTGGTCGCAGCCATTGCTGAACACACCGGCGAAAAAGCCAAATACCTCGGCGCACCCGGCTTTGCCTACCAGATCGGCGGTTTCACCGTCAGTGTGGACGGTAAGGTCACCTTCGAGGACAACAGTACCGCCGCACCGCTCATTCGCTTCCTGCGAGAGAAAGGCATCCAGGTTGAAGACCCTCTGGCAGACATTGGCGAGGATGATGACGCCGAGGAGCAGACCGATACCGATGAATCCTGCGGCATCTGCATTTCCATGCCTCGCGGTCTTTTTACTGAAGGCAATCTGGAAAACCTCAAGGCGCTAATAGCAGCCAAGGGTAACCTCATCAAAAAGGCTCTGGGTGTGGATGACCTGCCGATTGAGGTCACGGACGAGAAAGTTTCCTTCCCCTGGTTTCCGGCAGTACCTACCCCAGAGGAACTGAAAGCCTATGACACCTTCATTTGCAAACTGTGCGAAATGGCACGGAACGCAAAACGAGTGGTGGCAAAGGAAACAGAAACGAACAATGACAAGTACGCATTCCGCTGCTTGCTTCTCCGCCTGGGCTTCATTGGTGCAGAGTTCAAGACCGAACGCAAAATCCTGCTCCGCAACCTGGCGGGCAGTTCCGCCTTCAGAGGCGGTCAGCCCAAGGAGGTGGAAGTATGCGAGTAATCTCCAAAGAAGCCTTACAAGCTCTCCGTGAGCGTTACCCAAAGGGTACACGGGTGGAACTGGTGCAGATGGACGATCCCCAAGCACCGCCCATCGGTACGAAAGGTACCGTGATCGGTGTGGATGACATCGGTAGCATCATGGTTTCCTGGGACAACGGAAGCGGTCTGAATATTGCCTACGGCGAGGATGTTTGCAGAAAGGTGGTAAAAACTGGACTGGAAATCATTAAGGCTCTGGACACCACTGCCGGAGAAATCGCAGAGATTATCAGCAAGGGTCACCCACCCTTTGAAGAAGGCGGCTCGGTTGCCTGCGACCTGGTCACCTGCGAACAGTGCTGGCTGGCATGGCTGACCACAGGCAAGCCGCCGATCCCCGCCAAGAAGTAAAACTACATCACAGCCCTGGGATGGAGCCGAGAGGCTCTGTTCCTCGTATACGGAAAGTCGCACCGATGATGGTGGCGGCTATTTTTTATGCTCATTTGAAGGAGGTGACCGCATATCAGAAAGCTGAAGAAATACAAACCGACCAGGTTCATGTCCGAAGGCTCATACTACGATAAGGATGCCGCTGACTATGCGGTCGGTTTCATTGAGTGCCTTTGCCATACAAAAGGCACCTGGGCAAGAAAGCCCTTTGAACTGATCGACTGGCAGGAACAGATCATCCGAGACATCTTCGGAACACTGAAGCCCAACGGCTACCGCCAGTTTAATACCGCATATATCGAAATCCCCAAGAAGCAAGGCAAGTCCGAACTGGCCGCCGCCGTTGCCTTGCTTCTGACCTGCGGTGATGGTGAGGAACGCGCCGAGGTTTACGGCTGCGCTGCTGACCGTCAGCAGGCATCCATCGTTTTCAATGTGGCTGCTGACATGGTGCGTATGTGTCCGGCTCTGGCAAAGCGGGTTAAAATCCTTGACTCCCAAAAGCGACTAATCTATCTACCCACGGGCAGTATCTACCAGGTGCTTTCTGCTGATGTCGGAAACAAGCACGGCTTCAACACCCACGGCGTTGTATTCGATGAGTTGCACACGCAGCCGAACAGAAAGCTGTTTGATGTTATGACCAAGGGTTCCGGTGATGCTCGTATGCAACCGTTGTACTTCCTTATTACCACGGCAGGCAACGATACCAAATCCATCTGTTATGAGATCCACCAGAAAGCCAAGGACATTATCGAGGGTCGTAAAATCGACCACACATTTTATCCCGTTATCTACGGTGCGGATGAAAGCGATGACTGGACGGACCCGGAAACCTGGAAGAAAGCTAACCCCTCCCTGGGCATTACGGTGGGCATTGACAAGGTGCGTGATGCCTGTGAGTCCGCCAAGCAGAACCCCGGCGAGGAGAATGCTTTCCGGCAGCTTCGCTTGAACCAGTGGGTCAAGCAGGCTGTCCGTTGGATGCCGATGGACAGATGGGACAAATGCGCCTTTGCCACCTCCGAGGATGACCTTGAGGGGCGTGTGTGCTACGGTGGTCTGGACTTGTCCTCAACCACAGACATCACCGCACTGGTTCTGGTTTTCCCGCCTGAATATGAGGATGACAAGTACATCATCCTGCCGTATTTCTGGATACCAGAAGATAACCTGGACCTGCGTGTCCGGCGTGACCATGTGCCGTATGATGTTTGGGAGCGGCAGGGCTTCCTGCAGACCACCGAGGGCAATGTCGTTCACTATGGTTACATCGAAAAATTCATCGAGCGCCTGGGTGAACGCTACAACATCCGTGAGATCGCCTTCGACCGTTGGGGCGCTGTGCAGATGGTGCAGAACCTTGAGGGTATGGGTTTCACGGTAGTTCCTTTCGGACAGGGCTTTAAGGATATGTCCCCGCCGACCAAGGAACTCATGAAACTGGTGCTTGAGGAAAAGGTCGCCCACGGGGGACATCCCGTTCTCCGATGGATGATGGATAATATCTTCATCCGCACTGACCCCGCCGGTAACATCAAGCCGGACAAGGAAAAGTCCACAGAGAAGATTGACGGTGCTGTTGCTACGATTATGGCTCTCGACCGTGCGATCCGCTGTGGCAACGATACCAGTGCTTCGGTTTATGACAGCCGAGGCATTTTGTTTATCTGACGGAGGTGTGAAATGGAAAAGAAAAAACTGCATATTGTTTCGCTCTCCGGCGGCAAGGACTCAACAGCTATGCTCCTGCGAATGCTGGAAGAAGGTTGGCCGGTCGATCTCATTCTTTTCTGTGATACAGGACTTGAGTTTGATGGTATGTACCACCACATTGAAAAGCTGGAAAAGTATATCGGCAGACCGATCACGCGACTAAAATCCGAATACTCCTTTGAGTATTTGCTCCTGGAGCATATGCCTAAGAGAAAGAACCCAGAGTTGTTCGGTCGTAAAGGTTACAGTTGGGCAGGCCCCAGAAACCGTTGGTGTACTGCAATGTTAAAACAGCGGATCATTGACCGCTATCTCCGCAACCTGGCAAAGGAATACGAGTTGGTTCAGTATATCGGTATTGCCGCCGATGAGCCACAGCGTATCCGCGACTTCCGCTATCCTTTGGTGGAATGGGGTATGACTGAGTCGGAC